ATAACCATTTCATCTTCATAGTCATCTGTCAGGTTACGTAGCATCTTTTCGAAACGTGTTGTGATAACACCTGCTGCGTCTCGTGTTTGGTTATAATCAGTCATCAGATTCCCTCCTCAGTAAATACTTTAAGAATGTTGCTCACACGGCCTTGCGAAATACCAAACTTTTTACCTATGTCTTTCTGCAGACAACCCTGCTGATAAAGCCTTTTGATTTCCTCCTTGTCTCCGGCTTTTAATTTTCCTAACAAACCTTTCTGAGTATTTTCACTATAGGTAATTTTTTGAAGGTTGTTTAGCCTGTTATCCGACCTATCACTATTAATGTGATCCACAACATAACCCTCCTCAACAGGGCCGTAAAAGTGTTCATACACAAATCTACCCACCTGTTTGTTTTTCTTAACCCCCGGTGCAATATACATCCCAAACTGTTTGTATCCATCGTGAGTATCCCAAGTCTTTAAGATTTTACCTGATTGCCCAATTACCTTCCCGCATATGGTCGCGTAGTACACTAGACTCCCTCCTTTGTGAAAACCTCTACCCAAGCCTTACATATATCACTACGAACCACATCGTCAATAGTAAACTCAATGATTGGGATAGGTAGCATGTGTTTCTTTGCGTAGTGTGTGATCTTGCTGAGACCGTCAGCTTCCTTCAAGTCACTTTGCTGAATGTCGCCATTTAGAACTAGCTTAGAACCTTCCCCGATACGAGTAACCAGCATCTTAAGTTCTGGTAAGGTTATATTCTGAGCCTCGTCTACAACGACAAAAGTGTTCTCAAAGCTACGACCTCGCATAAGAGCCAGAGGTGCCACTTCGATGTTCTGATTCTTTAGGCCAGTCTCTACAACCCCCTTAGTGAGATGACGTTCAAGCACATCGACTACAGGTAAAGCCCAAGGCGCACACTTCTCTTCTAGTGTTCCCGGCAGATAACCAATATCTTTACCTACAGCAACATGAGGGCGAGTGATTACAATCTTGTTGATATTCTTAAGATGATACTGGTTAGCAGCAAATGTAGCTACACAGTAAGTCTTACCAGTCCCAGCAGGTCCGAACACAATAACTTGGTCTGAACCCTTTAGTGCCTCTAAGTATTGTTGTTGGTTATCATTTCGAGGGACAAGGTGAATTGACTGCTTCTTCTCATCATGTTTTGTTCGAGTTCGACGAGTTTTAGGCTTGGGTTTTTGTTGTACCATTATTCAGGTCCGTTGATGATAAATTCTTCCAAGTCCCGATAGCCACCGATGTGTTTACCTGTAGGTCCGTAGACTTGTGGAACAGTTGTGTATCCAGCCTCTTTGAAGATGGTCAACAACCAAGGATTTTGTTGAACATTATACTCCTCATAGGAAAAACCCACAGCCTTAAGAAGTGCTTTAGCTTGGTCGCAGAAGTTACATTGGTCTCTGCTGATGATTGTAAACATCTCTTATCCTTGTTGTTGTATATACTGGTTGAGCAGTTTTACCTCATGCTCAGGAGGTGACGTAAGGGAACCTTTACAGGCGCATACCTTACGTCAAGTCCACGATCTCACAGCTATCACCACTGCAAGCTAGTGTCTGCATACCAGAGGTGTTATCCTCTTGTTCATACTCAGCCAACTTAGACCAGTCAATACTCTTAGGCATAATTGATAGAAGCTCCTCGTAGTCAGACTTACCAACTTCCTGATAAGGTGCTTGTTGATATGTGTGTTCGTTATAAGGCAGGAACGACACACCAGACATCTCATCAAAGTGTTTGTAGACGAAAGCACCAACCTCAAACCACTCTTCAGACTTCACGTTGATAGTGACTGAAGGTTTATGCTCACACCAGTTACGCTGATACACAAGCCACATCTCAAGTTGGTCAATGGCACTAAGGTCAGAAGTTACTGTAGCCCCGTCAGGTGCCTTCATAGGGAAGGAGAACACCACAGTGCTATCAGGCTTCATCACACAAGGTTCATTAGGGATACCGTTGTCCTTCATGAACTGTGTCAACGGGTCTTTGATATCTCCTCGAACAGTCCGAATATAGTAAGGACTATGACGAGCATGAATACCGGAAGAACTGTCAACAAGCTGACTAACTGTACCTGATGGCTTAACGCAGGTAATTGCAGCAGAAACTGGAATACCAAGGCGATCTGCCCACTCAGCATTAGTGTCAACAGCGATACCCTTAAGATGCTGAAGAGTTTTATCTAGTCCTCCATTCTTGGTTGTCAGTAGTGGGTTGTCCATGATGCCAGTAAGGCTTACACCAAGCAAACGTTCTTCTTCAGTGTTCTTTTGCCAAACCTTACGAAGGTAAGGGAACTTAGTGTAAGTAGACTGGACAGTCCCGAGGATGGTAGCCAGCTTTACCTTACGCTCAAGGTCTTCGATGGTGTCTGTCGCTCGAACCACAACCTCCGTCAGATTACAGAACTGGTAAGGACGCAGAATGATCTCAGAACATGGGTTAGTTCCAAACTCCCAAGAGTTATCTCGTCGTCCATTCTTTGCCGCCTGCTTCTTAGATGCCTGACGGTTAAAGATACCACGCTCACCAGAACCAGACTCTACAAGGGCCATCCACTCACGCATAAAGCTAAGGGCATCAGGCTTCTCTGTGTAGCTTACAGAGTTGTTAGCCAAGGCACGTTGAGGCTCATTCTCCCACCACTGACCAGACTTAGCATGACGCATACGATCATCAGACAGGTTGCTGAGACTAATCATAGCAGAGCGGCGAACACCACCTACAACTACAACCTCACCGATCTTACACATGATGTCGTGGCACTCAATAGAAGAGAGCTTACGACCTTTAGCGTTGATGAACTTATGAACCACAAAGTTGAACAGTTCTACAAGAGGAGCTGGGCCAGATGCACGACCACCAAAAGTCTTAAGTTTAGCGCCAGCAGGTCGAACCTTGGACACGTCCCACTTAGGGACTTCTCCGCTGTATAGCAGTGCAATAACCTGACGAAGTGCTTTAGCCCAACCCTCCTTACTGTCTTTTACTACAACAGTTGTGTCACTGTTAAAAAGGTCGTCAGGAACTTCAGGTAGCTTGTTGATATACTGACGCTCCACAGAGAATCCTACGCCAGTGCCACAAAGAAGGATGAACATAGCCTCATCGAAGGACTTAGGGTCGTCTACGGGCAAGTAAGAACAGTTGTAGCCAGCAGTGTTGTCACGCGCAAGTGCAGGTCCAGCAGTCATCACAGCCCGCATAGAGGGCATTACTTCAAGACCTAAGATTGCTTCTTCCAAACCGTCAAGGATCCCTTGATCGTTGACTTTAGGTGCAGCTACATTCTTAATATAGCGCCCTACAGTTTCACTCCAAGTTTCTCGTCGTCCCTCAGCCTCAAGCCATCGTGCATATCGTGAAGTTGAGATGAAGGTTTGGTAGTCGGTTGGTAGGTAATTGTCGCTAGTCATCCTCGTCCTCGCATTGTTTTGTCTTCTTCCATCCAGATAAGTCGATCAATATCGCTTCGATTAATCCCGATATCATTTAGTTCGTGGTCAGTGAGTTTGTTCAGTTGTTTGATTGCATCACGATGACGCCGCCATGTGCACAGGTATTTCCAGTATCGTCTAAGCCAACTCACGTCAAGTCCCCTAGATCAACTTTTGGGTAGTGCTTGTTCTTCACAATCTTACCATCGTCTCGTCGCCGGATAGAGCCATCAGGTTGGTAGCAACGGCCTACATTGTTCTCATGTACACGCCGGAAGGATTCCATAACATCCCAACCTTTCGTGGCTGCATACCCATAGATAACGTAGAGCAAGTCGGTAAGTTCCTTAAGCTCTAATTTATCATTGTATGGGATGCCCCTTGCATTGTTAAGTCCAAATATCTTAAGCTCGTCCAACCACTCAGCCATTTCTTCTTCGATAAGGGTCAGATACAGGTTGGGATCAGGCTCTTGCTCCATCAGTTTTTGGAACTCTTTAACCATGTCGAGAGGGGTCTTTGGTTTTTCCTCCCCACTGCAATAGCTAAAGCCCATGTCGTCTTCAATATAACCCATAGCTTCCATATCTTCTCTTGTTAGCATCTTAAACCTCTTCTACTAACGGCCATAGAACACAGTATCAGTATCTTCTGTGGCACATTTCTCCCAGTAATACCAACAGAAATCATCTGTAGATGTGTGCTTACTGTCCTTGAACCACTTGAGCCTACCGATGGACACAACCTTTGAACACTTAGCCACATATGGCCCAAAGTAGACATTGTTCATGTAGCCTGCTGGCAGTAAAAGCCAAGTAGGTTTCAATGTAATAAAGTGGTCTATCATTGGCAAGACTACATTACGAGAAAAAGGTGGGTTCGTAAGGATAATATCACACTCACTCAAGTCATCTTTAGACAAGGTTAGAGCATCCATCACCTTAGAGGAACCCACAGTCTCTCGAACATCACTACGCCACTTACATGTAGCTACATCCATAAGCAAGTCTTCTAAGTCCCCATCACCATAGCAAGGCTCTGCATATGTCTTACCCCTGATGAACTCAACCAACTTAGGTGGAACAGCTTTTGGGTCTACAGTCGGGTAGAATTCCTTTGGTATCTTTTCAAATGAGCTTCTCTTACTCATCCATACTCTTTCCTTAGCTTGTCCATAGAGACCCATTCATGGTTGTAGACACCATTTTCAATCTCCCTCTTAATGACTACACCAGATCGCCATTCCCGGTTCGCCTGACCTGCCCAAGCCTCTTCTTTTCCCTTGAAGCAGCCCACCACATGCCCGATAATTGGATTAGGGAGTGTAGCCCCTTGATAGTAATAATCGTATTTATGACTATGGCCGACACTAACAGAGCATCCAACGTGGGATAGAAGAGAATAAGCATGATGCTTGCCTGAGATAGCACGACCGTAATTCCCAGCAGACATAAAATGGCCGTAAAGGACACCATCATAATCAACGAGGGCGGGCGCGGAATTAACGTATTCGTGGTAGTCGTCGAACCACTTGTCCGTTTGAAGATGCCCGAAGGATACCCCGTATTTTTCTCCCTCCAATCGTGGGTCATGGGCGATAGCCTTTTTGATTCGATTTTCATGGTTGCCTTCAAATCCAATCCAGTAGGGACGCTTGCGTTTGTTCTTTTTGAACATCTTGCGTAGACGTTCCTGAGAATCGTTATAAGACTCAATATCCGCTTCATAGGATTGGCTCACGATAGCTTGAGGGTAACGGGTGTCGTAGGAGTTCAGGCTACACATATCAGCACCGTCACCCAAGTCAATACAATAGTCAGGCCGGATGTCGTAGATCAGTTGACCTAGCCAGTCGAACCTTTTGTTGCTTGCCTCTGGTTTAGCGTGGGCGCAAGACCACACGATTGCTGTTTTACTCATAGTTTAACCTCCAGAGGTTCCATGTTTGTGTCAAAGTATTTCTTAACCTCGTAGGCTTCATTCATTGTATCATACCAGAAATTAACCACAAAGACCTCACCACACTCTTCAACCTTACAGACCAACATGGCTTCAGCACCTTCGGGAATACTTGAATTATAGAGTTCTTCCTCTGGGAAATCCTCACGAAGATAAGGACCATCCACAACACCCCAAAGCAGCGTCTTTGTAGACGTTTGCTCCTTAGGTGGTTCCTTACCTAGTAGTTTCTTCAGCCATTTAATCATTCGTTCAACCAATCCTTCGGTATTTGTTTGTCAGCCCATTGAAACCCATGCTTGTTACACCAGTCAGCGTAGGTAGTTTTGGACCCTTTATTGATCTTAGATTTCGAGTTAGAGAAGACAAAGCGTATGTCTAAGGTGGGGTGTTGTTTCTTAATCAGGAGGTGCTTCTTCCTATCGGCAGTTACGAACCTACCCTTACTCTCAATTATGATACCATTAGAGAGGATCACAAAGTCAGGAGTGTACTTCCTAAACTCGTGAACCTCATACTCAATCTTTAACTTCTCATACTCATAATCAACAGAGAGGCTGTTAAGCTGCTCTTGTATCCGCTTCTCTAACCCTGACCTGTAGCCATACTTCAACCCAGCTTGGGAGGCTCCCACAGTTCGTTGTCGTACCGCCTTAGCCATAGCAACCTCGCATTCTCTACTAGCCTTTCTGTGTCACCACCGTATGCCTTTAGGACAGTAGTCCACAAGTCTTCTTCTGTGTGACAATCCTGTAGCAGTTTATCTGCTTTCTTAGGTCCAATACCGTGTAGACCGATGATGTTATCTGCACGATCACCTGTCAACATTTGGTGGTAGACGAACTTAAGACCTTCGAATGGTTCAACCTTTGTCCACTCATTTCTTCCGAAGTTAAAGTGCCAACAAGGTAGCTGTAGCATATCCTTATCAATAGAAGCTACAACACAGTTATAGTCAAGTGCTGCTGCTTCTTTAGCGATAAGATCATCTGCTTCCTCATTCTCACTCACGATAGCCTCATACTTATTCATAAGGTGCTGTCGTGCTGACGATAGGTGCTTAGGTTTCTCTACCTCTTTCCTATTCCCCTTGTAGGGGTAGGATTTAGCGATGTCGAACCTAAAGTTAGTCTTCCCTGTCAGATAAGTTTGGAAGTCCTCCTTAGAGGGGAAGGGAAACTCAATGGTTTCAGAGATAATATAACCCATCAACTCATCGACTTTATCTTCCGCCTCTTTGTAGGAATAATCCTGAGTGGCAAAGGCTGCTCTATAGGCAACGATGTCGCCATCCACTAATACCTTACCTTTGCCAGACATTGTTTAGAACCCCCCGAAGGTCATAGACCCATCATCTTTCTCGAACCCTACGTCATTTACATAAGTAAACCCACAAGATCGTGTGAAGTCACCCACAACTTGAGCCAGAGAGTGCAGATCGTCTACATCCTCACGGGTGATGGTTGATGTTCCAACTACACCGTCCTCTTCACTATCAAAGATAGCAGTAAGTATAACCTTCATTAAGCCACCTCATCCATGTTAAAGATTTCATCGCCAGCACCTACACTTGCTTCGTAAGCTACATGATCTGTGATACCTACAGCACAAAGTCGGACACCAGCACCGTTCGAATAAGTCTCAAACTGTACGATAGCTTTACTCCCGTTACCGATAGCACCATCTTCCTCAAAAGACCACCAACGCTTGTTCTCCATACCTTCAGTAAGGTTCACTACCTTAGGAGCACCGCCGAAGTCAACCTCAGTCTCTTTACCCTTCTTGTCAGTAAAGGTCATCTTGTGGTCGTGGAAGCGTGTCAGTTTAATGTACTTACCAATACCGAAGTTGTTGCCTTGCTTAACACGGTCATTACCCATTGGTTTAGGGTCCATTCCGCCATCAAGAATCTCTTGGATCTGGCTTTCGTCAGTGAAGTATCCGTTCACCACATACTGGCCGTTATGCTTCTTAGCTTTCTTTGCAGCGTTGTTATCATCGCCACCCATGTCCCGGTTCTCCTCGAACACTTTAGGATACTCAAGGATCATTTCCATTGCGAATTTAGTCATAGTCGGGTCTTCCTTTGTTTAAGCTGCTAGGTGCAGCACTGTGTTGGTAATATACTATAGGGGTATTTTTCAGAGTTTGTAACACTGAGACCCCAGTTTATTTTTGACTCTCTTTGCAATCTGAACTACTGTTGCAAAAAAGAATCACCTTAGTGGATGTCAGCGTAAGTCTTGCCGAACTGAACATCAGTACCAAGGGATACGTTCAACTTCACCTTGTCGTTGAGCTGAATTGCAGCCTCGTGCATGATAGCTTCTACATTGCTTTCCTCTCCTTCTTTGACTAGAGCAACAATCTCATCGTGGAATTGACCCACACACTTGATACCTTTGTCACGGCATAAGCTAACCCAAGTGTCAAAACAGTAGACACCTGTACTCTGGTTCAAGGTGCTGAACCTATCCTTATCACTACGTAGACTATGCCAGAAGCCAGACACTGGGTTAAGTATCCACATAGACCCAAACAGTTCCCTTGTGCGAGCTGTACTTGCAACCTTCTCAATGGACCAGTTACGGCTCCAGAAGGCGTTAAGCAGGGTCTTAGCCTCAGACTGTGACATACCCGTCTCACGGGCTAGTTTGGCTGCTCCTACGCCGTAGGTTGAGCTATAGTTGACAACCTTGAAGTTCTTACGTAGTGCTTTCAGGGATCGTTCACCTGAGTTGTGCTTGTCGATGTCATCTTGAGTGATAACACCAGCGTGTAGCGCCAAATCGAGGTGCGGGTCCCAGCCTTCTCTGCTCATCTCCTGCACATAGTCAGGGTCCAGTGGTTTCATGTAGTGCCGCTTGGTTGTGTCCTCCAAAGAGGTCATGTCAGCACCAGCTAGTGTGTAACCATCAGGACACGTAAGACAACCACGGATAACATCACCATAAGGCTTGTCTACAGATGGTAGATTGACCAGAGGTTTGAAGTGCTTGAACCTGAACGTATTGGTAAGACCAGCTACACCAGCCTGTAGCCAACCGTCTTTGTGACACTCCAAGAAGCTCTTTAGGATACCCGCCCTATGAGTGAGGACAGTAAGGCCATCAAGTAGATCAACGGAAGGGTTATCAGGAATGAGGTCAGTGACACTGCTACAAAGTTCACCATCCTTACGAACCTGTTCAATCTTTCGTTCCTCTCCGGTTTTCTTATCACGCAAGAATTTCCATGTACGTGGTTTCCAACCTAAGCTGTACAACCAATCTTTGACCTGATCGTTAGAGTTAGGGTTGCCCCGTTCCTCACCTGTCACCACAGTCATTGACTTTGCGGAGATTGGCATCTTATTCTCTGCACATAATGCGGTCCACCTCTCTCCATGAGACGACAGTGTGCCATCCTTCTTGTACATCACCTTCGGTTGTGTAGCTACACGAGTAAGGATTTTACGTGGCATAGCCTCTGCTAGTTGCCCTACCTTTTCCTCTTTCAAGGCTACAATCTTGTCGTAGGCTTCCTGAGCCTTATCTACGTCCAGTTTCCACTGCATCTCCTCCTGCTCTCTTGCACAGTCTAGCTTGAATGACAGGTAGTCGAGCAGCTTCCACTTTGACTCTGGGTCTTGATACAACTTGTTGAGTTTAAGTTCTAGGTCACGCCACAGACGGTTGTTGATCTTAACGTCCCCATCGCACCTGTGAGCATATTCCTCTGGTGTCAGGCTGTTCCAGTCCTTAATGACGGGCTTGGGCACCCCATAGTCCTCTCCGTAGCCCTCAAGGCCATGCTTAGGTCGATCATAGTTGAGATACCAGCTTAGAGCCAGTGTATCTACCAGACGTGCCTCTACCTTGATGCCTAGCACTTTTTCCACTGCGGGGATGTCGAACCTAATCTGATTGTGTGCGATCAGGACATCAGCTTCCTCAAAGAACTTACGCATTTCATCATAGTCGTGTGTGTGGTGTACTTCGTTAGTCCCGACCTCTTGCCAAGACACTACATGAATTTTAGTGAGTTCATCCAGAAGACCGTCTGTCTCACAATCATAAACGTACTGTTTCATTTGTTTTCCTTTAAGTGAGCTAGTCGTAGGGGTCATTAACAGCTTCATCTTCTTCGTAGGGGTCAAAATGAAAGCCATCATCTTCGATTTCTTTAAGGGACGTTCCCAGTTTACCTGCCAGATGTTCTAAAAAAATAAGCAACTCTTCTGCAACACCTACGCCAGACCACTCCTCTGGATTACCCTCTGCGTAAAACTTAAATTCCTCCACGGCCCCCCTAAAATCATTTATTAAACCCTCGCAGACAGGACGCATGACAGCGTGTGATTCGTCGTGGTCTATGAGAAATCTTATGGAATCGTGTAGAAATTGTGGGTCATAGTAATACTTGTTGTCTGGACTTACAAAGAGCAAGCCACCACTTGAAGTTACTACAGGGTGACTTGCTTCTTTATACTCTGTACAAACCTCCCCGTTTCTCTCCACTTCAGCACCCTCTTCGCCTACCTTATGATAAGACACCCATGAACGATCCATTATATTACCTCCGATAGTGTAAATGTTTCTGAATTAAACCGCATCATCCCTGCGTTGCCTTCCTCAGAGCATGGTCGGTTCTTCTCAATAGACAGATATGTTGTGTTGCGTTCCTGTAAGTCTTCAGCTTCCTTATCTCGCTTCAAGTCAATAATAACAGAAGCACGTTGCCCGATCATACGACAGTATTTCATCTGCCCATCATCGTTAGTGTGTGCGATTGTCACGATACCCACGTTAAGTTCAGCAGACAGCTTAGAGAGACGCACAGACAAGTCAGCCAACATCTGTTCTTTACTCTCCTCTGACGAACCTACAAGCACATCTTGGATAGGCTCGAAGAACACAAACTTAACCCCACAAGCTACAGCAAAGTAACGTATCTGGTCGATCAGATCATCAGCACCTTGCCCGTCACTCATGTAGAATTGATAGAAGTTCTCTTTCTCCGTCAGCTTACCGATAGCCTCTACCACTTGGTCTCCTGCACCCTTCTCTTTGATCAAGTCCCGTCGAGTAAGATTGTCATTACACTCGTAGGACACAAGACCAAGCAGTGAACGCAGCTTAGTCTCTTCCAAGTGCCATGCTGCAATAGGTACATCCTTCTGTAGCATGTTGTATTCTAAAAACCGCATAACTTCAGTCTTTCCCAATCCCGTCGGAGCTTTAATCACTGTGAAGTGACCTTGCATGAGACCAAGGATTTTATCGTCTAGGGCTTGGATACCTGTTGGTACATACTGATGCTCAGGCGTCTCCTTATACAGCGACAGGAAGTCCTGAGTGCTGTTCATTACGTTCTCAGGTGTGAACTTACGTGCGTTCCACCATGCAGACTTGAAGTCAGCAGCCTTGCCAGCCTGTAGGAACTCGTTAGCATCCTTGTAAGGCCGATGGTCAACACGGTAGACCTTGTTAGGGAACAACTTAGCGACACGATCAGCAAGCGCATTACCTGCATCATCGTTATCTACAGACAAGATGATCTTCTCAAAGCTGTTAAGCCAGTCCGCACAGTTCTCCCAGAGCTTCTTAGAGGGCGTAGCTGAGGGTAGGGATACCACAGGGTTAGTGTAGCTGCTCTTGAGCATCTGAGCCACTGAGAGGGCGTCTAGCTCCCCTTCCGTGATAGTGACCATCTTAGAGCTACCAGCAGTGAAGAGGCTCATACCGAAAAGTTCGTCGCCCTTGAAGCCGTTCTTTGCGTAGAAGCCTTTCTCTGTCAGGTTACGTACCTTAATTCCGCCACTGGGGTATACATACTCCTGACGATCACCGTACGTAAGAACACCGTAGTCCTCCATCGTCTTGGTGTTGATACTACGCATATTGACATATTCCCCTGAGGAGGTGTCTTCTATACGCTTTGGTGTAAATTCAGCTACAGCCATGCTTTCATAGTCCTTATTTCCATTGGTAGGGTATCTTTCTTTAGCCCACTCAAAGACAGGCTCCTTTGAAGGCCAACCCCTGCCACAACTATTACAATGCCCTACCATCTTTACAGTATTGTAAGCAAAGGCATCCGATGAACCACACCTCGTAAAGGGGCATGGCTTGTGTGTTATCTCAGTCAACTACAACCTCCTTGTAACTTAAGTTACTTTACTCAGTTATTACACTTACTAGTTGAAGAACTGTAAGAAGAAACTTTAGCTATAACTTAAGTTACTCTCTCTCTCTACTTACCTATAGGAGTATTTTTTAGGATTAGTAACATCACAAATTGTTACACAGTTCTTCACGTAGTTTAGACAAAGCTGCCTTTTCATGTCGTGACACCCACATCTTGTTCATGTTCATAGCAACACCAACCTCATCTTGTGTAAACTCATGCCAGTATCGTAGCATAATAATTTTCATTTCTTCTTGGTTCAGTGTCTTTAATGTAACAGACATAACATAGGATTTGTAGTCATTTTCCTCGTAGTCTGCTACATGGTCATCAGGAGAAACCCCAAAGTCTTCGTCGTAGGGTATGTTCTCAGACGACAACACGGTCTTAAGCCACGCATGGCCTCTCTCTGATAAGCTCTTTCGGTCTTTATCCTCAATGTTACGTGTAAGTCGGTTAGCTACATCATGGTCGGGTATAAAGACAGGTTGCGTCTCTAGGTTAAGGTAGCTGTGCATACGTCTGTTAGCCTCCCTGTATAGCTTCGCTGGGTGGGCATCAGGCTCTTTAGCCAGTATCTCATAGCACTTGATCACCCCCTCTTGCACAAGGTCTTCTCTGTGGCTCTCAGAGTTATATTTGTATGCTAGTCTCTCACACATACCCACTATCTCTTTCTCAGTCATACGTCCTCCACGTAGTTCAAGTAACTCATCCCCAGTCCTCCACCGTATTTCTTAATTCTTTCAGAACCTGTTCTAGCTTCTCTCCATCCAATACACGACAAGAAGAAATTCGATTAGGATGAAATACACGACCTTCATCTGTCTCTTCGGTTATATCGAGCAGCCTAAATAGCTCCTTGACTAGAACATCATATTGTTGGGCTTTACTTGTTAGACTCATGATATAATCCAGTCCAGTTTTAACCAGTCAGTATCTTCTGGCATCAGTTCAACTTTGTCACCATGCAGTTCTTGCAGTCGATCCCAGATATGAGCATTGTTCATTCTTAACCCGTAAGCGCCTTTACCACAACGATATGTGCTACCACTAGAACCAAAGAAATAATAAGCCCCGTCATCTTCTTCTACCTTTGTAATGCCACTATTCATTCGCCAAGAGCTGCCATTAATGTACCCACCGGACCAACCAGCAAGTACTCTATAGTGTGGGTCATCCCCCTTGAGTTTGATAATGACCCAATTGTCTGGTGTGTAATTCGTCATCCGTCCTGTCCTTTCATCAAAGCAGACCATGATACAGGGAACAGTTCACCCATTTTCTCACTGATCTGGTCAGCTACAATACGTGACTCATACTGCGTGTCAGAGGCGCAACGTAGCTTACACATGCCTGCAAAGGCATCAAGGCTACCACTCCAGTACCACTCAGTCATGGTGGACTGAGGCAAGACCATACGTGCTTGTTCAGGTGCTACACCTTCAGCCAAGAGTTCTTTGTAGAGGAACCAAGGCTGAGTTAATGCTTCATCCAGATATTTATATTGGACATCAACTACACCCTCACTACCCTGCTTCTTGTCAGCACTGCGTCCACGCCATACGTCAGGTTCATAGAACTCAGGCTCATCATCAACATACCGACGACTGATCTCATTCCAGCGTAGGAACTTATGCTTGACTAGTTGACGGGCTACAAAGATAGGAGCCTTGATGTGGAAGGATGCAAAGGCATGACCAAAAGGGCTGATGTGCTTGTGTTTAGCGAGGTACTTGATGAGCTTGGTGTCACGACCATTAAGAGTGTTTACAACTTTGTGGAAAGAAATGTGATCCTCTAGGTGTTGGTCCCACACACTCCGTTTACCAAACGATACTCGTGCTGCGTTGACGACTGATAGGTCTGACCCCATATGGTCGATGTATGTAGTAGCGATAGCTGCGTTGCTCTGTGTCATTCTTCTTAACCTTTCATCTTCAAGACGTAAGTTACGCCATCAATTTCGACTTCTTTACCTTCACAGTTTGGCTTAGAAGTCTTAATCTTCCATTCATCTTCCGTAAGCTTTTTACCGTTAAGATACCATTCTTTGTTACCACTAGCCCACTCAATAGCAGGACCATCTTCTCGGTGTCGCTTACCGTTAAGATACCAGTGTTTGTCACGATCAACATACTCAATAGCAGGACCATCTTCTCGGTGTCGCTTACCTTTAAGATACCAGTATTTGTAACCATTAGCCCGCTCAACAGCAGGACCATCTTCTCGGTGTCGCTTACCGTTAAGATACCATTCTTTGTTACCATTAGCCCACTCAACAGCAGGGCCATCTTCTCGGTGGAGCTTACCGTTAAGATCCCATTCTTTGTTACCATTGTCATAGACTTTAACTGTGTATTCGATCATTCTTCTTAATCCTTTATGATAGTAGTTACTTACTTAACCGCTTAGGAGTTGCTTGGCGGCAGGTAGTACTGGCAAGACTTTGAGTAGTCAGAGACAGCTACAGGAAGTCCGAAGTCGGAGGCATCCTTAGCCACACCCTCGTCATAGTATCGAAAGCACTCGGAGTTCTTGCAGTCGCTCTTGCAGAAGGTTCGATCTTTGTAACATAACATTTGTTCTAGCTCCTCTAGGGGGGAGGCTGGGATAACACCCATCTCCATCAAGTGTTTTTCTATTTTTGGCGACATTATCTGTAATCCGTGTTGTTAGTGTAGAAGATGTGATTCCCTACGCTACCGTCCTTGGTAAACGACGAAACCCAGAAAGGCAACACTTCTTTAGCATGATAGTGAGTGCTTGTGATGCCCAACAGGTCGCCCTGTAGTGCCACCTTAGCTACCTCTAGGCTAGTCTTCCATGCAATCTTGTCTTGATAGCCTGTGTGAGCCTCTGGGTTGTCTGTGAGACCATCATGAGTGAAAGAGAACTGCTTGGGTTCCCACACTACATCACACACTGTGTCGGGATAGCGACTGTCTTCCACACGATTGATAATCACATTAGCGACAGCCGTCATTCCGTCGATGGGTTCTGCCCTAGCTTCAAAGAAGATAGCTACAGCAAGGCAAGTTAAGGGCGTCATCATTTACTTAATTTCCACTACACGGTCAGCATAAAAGCTCTTCCATTTCCCTTGGGCAATCTCCCAGATAGGGATTTGACCTCGTGCCTTCATAGCTTTACCTTGAGCTACACCACGATCTGAACCTACCATCTTGCTTGTTGGCTTGAACAGGCCGTTCACTGTACGGATGCTACCATCAGCCTTGATAAAGGATACTGTGGCGATCTTTGAGCCTTTGCCTTTTACGAGGCAACGTACTTGCTCTGCTGTCATTGTATTTGTCATTGTCGTTCTCCTTCGGGCTGCGCCCTCTACATAGCAGCTTGCTGCGCTGCACAGCGTCCTGTCGGACTAATTATTCACTATGGACTGAATAAGCTACAAAGGAATGGTAGTCAAGTGCTTTTAGATCACTTTGACAAGTTTTATTCAGTTCCTCAGCTTTATCCATAGCTTCCTTACGTGTGTACAGCTTACCTGTGTGTAGTTCCTCGAACCGTGGGTCTGCTGGACGTTCCATGTTCACCATCGCTACAATATATTGTTTCATTTTTCTTTCTCCATTTCTTCTCTGATTGCAGTCCAGTTGCCCCACACGTTGTCTACTTCTACAAGCACCAATTCTTCCTTTAGGGTGCTGTTTTTTATAAAGATCTCCGCATCTGACTTCATCAGGAACACCCCTACTAGGCATGGTCCACCGTCGATGGTGTTTGGTTTCAAGTATACTACATACAACATTATTCTTCTCCTGTTTCACTGCGTAGCTGTGCTACTTATATCTCGATTGAGCTAAGTTTACGTCTGACCTCTTCGTAAACGATTCTCATTACAGAGTCAACACTTTCATCAAGTTCATCAAACTCACCTTTTAAGTCGAGCATATAGTATGCTGCAAGACCGTTCATCAGGTCTGACTTTTCGTCTACGTTATGGCCCTTCTCTGCCAGTGCTACAGCATAGATGTTACCTAGCTCTCTGAGCATTTCTATAGCCTGTCCCTGTGTCATTATCACTTATCCTTATATTGGATTGCAAACTGATGTGGAACCCACTTACATTGTCCCTCACGTGGGCCACCATAACACTCAACCAGAAGTTCTGAGGCGTACTGAGAGTGTGTGTTGTTATACTGCTGGTCGATCACAATGAACTTGTTTCCTGAAGCATCTGACATGGTGTCACCTACACGCAGCTTGTTGTCGTTATTGATGTTATATTCCATTACCGTATCCCTTCCGCTACAGCTTCAAACTCAGCTTGATATTTTTCGTCCTCAAGCTCTTCAAGAATCTTATACAGGCTGTCTTTGATACCGTCAAGATTATTATTTGCCTCAGCAAGAGCATCTCCGAATACATCTAGCTTCTTCTGGAGATTATCTTCGTCATCAAAGCCACGATAGACGGTATCTTCAATGTCACGTTTAGCTTGTGATGCTTGGTTCAATACTACACCAATCTCTGCGATGATATGTTTAATTTCCATCAGACCTTCTCCCACTCTGTCTTACTCATCCGCCCACCCCAACCGTGGCCTGTGGATGTATCGCTTACTACGACATCAGCCCAGCTTTCTGTCCATGCACCGTGGTTGTCGAACCACTCAGAGGTGCGAGTGTAAGTGCATACACCCTTGTTGCCCCAGCTATCACGGGTTTCTTTTGTCTTCACTTCAATCACATTTTCCATCGTGGGGTCTCCGTCTGTTTAAGCCGCTGTTCTGAGAATCACACTACATATTTCCATCGTGGGGGTCAACCTGTTTTTCATTTTACCTGCTAACCCTTTGATAAATCTAAATTTCCACTGGAGGGGGTAGTCCTTATTTCCACTGGAGGGGGTAGTCCTTATTTCCACTGGAGGGGGTGTTACAATATAACATATTCCAGCCTTTGCA